CGTAACTTCAGCAGAAGCTACAACTTATGCGGCGGCTACATCTACACTATCACTAGGTAACTCTACCTCACTTTCCATTGCGGCTCCTTCGGATCGTACTGGTGGTGGACGTAAAGTCACTGTATCAGCTATCTCAGACGGCTCAATTACAGGTACAGGTACAGTTACTCACTACGCTCTAGTAGACACAACTAACACACGTTTGTTAGCTACAGCGGCTCTTACAGCATCACAGTCAGTTACAAGTGGTAACACATTTACATTGGCTTCATTTGATATTGGTATCCCTGATCCATCTTAAGGAATAAACTATGGCACTTGTTATTAAAGATCGTGTAAAAGAAACAACTACTACAACTGGTACTGGGACTTACACATTAGCAGGTGCTGAAGTTGGTTTTCAATCATTCTCTGCTATCGGTAATGGTAATACTACTTACTATACTGTTACTGATGGTGGCGACTGGGAAGTTGGTATTGGCACGTACACTGCTTCTGGAACCACTTTAGCACGTACAACAATACTATCATCTTCTAACAGTAACAACGCAGTTAGTTGGTCAGCTGGAGAGAAGTTTGTATTTGTAACTCAACCTTCATCTAAAGCAAACTATCTTGATGCGTCTGGAAATGTAACTGGAACACAGTTTGACGAATATTTAGACTTTAAAACAGCATCTTCAAACCCTTCCCACACTGAAGGTCGTGTTTTCTATGATCAAACAAGAGACAGTTTAGCATATTATAACAGCGATAGCGCAATGACAGTACATACAGGTCAAGATAGTTTATTGCGTGTTTACAACGATACTGGGTCAACCATTACGTCTGGAACGCCAGTGTATCTAACTGGTGAAAGTAGTTCTATACCTACGATTGCACCAGCAAGTGCGTCTAGTACAGTTGAAGCCAGCTATGCAGTAGGCGTTCTTTCTACAGATATAGCTAATAGTTCAACAGGATTTGTTGTAACTGGTGGTATTGTTTTCTTTGATACATCATCATTGACTGCTGGTGAAAGAGTTCATGTTGGCGTAACGGCTGGAACATTACAGGAAGCCGCACCTTCATATCCATATTTTGCTACAGATATTGGCTTATGTTTGGTTTCATCTGCATCAGGTGGTTGTGTCTATGTAGAAATAGAACATCATACCTTCGAAGTATTTAGGGTAACTGGTAATTCACACTTTGACGCTGATATTACTGTAGATGGCGATTTAACTGTTAACGGTACGCAGACTATTACTAATAGTAACAACATTGCCTTGTCTGGAGCTTTTAGCTACTTCAACTCTGGGGATACTATCGGTGAGGCTAATACTGTACACACTGGCACTGGTCTGGACGATGCTATCTTTACTGGCCACTACAACGGTACAAGCTCAAACAAGACCTTTAAAGTTAAGATTACAACCCTAAAGACTGGTAGTGACGAAGACTTCTTCCGTTGGTCCACAGATAACTTTGCAACTCAGTCAGCTGAGATTGAAATTACAGGCGAAGATCAGCTTCTTGAGGAAAACATAAACATCAAGTTTAACGCTACCTCTGGTCACACACTAAACGACATATGGTCTGGAACAGCTTCCCCAGTTAATGTAGATACTGGTATAGCATCTAATAGGAATACTGGTACATCAGGAGTTGGTTATACCCACGTAGGTGCTTACTTTGATGTATCTACTAACTACTGGACATTCTTTGATGAGTATGCTCCAGAACCTACAGGTACTATAGATACTGGTCACGCCTCATTTTCCTACGGGACTATAAAAGTAGATGCTGTAATAGGAAACCTAACAGGTAACGTCACAGGTACTGCATCTAATGCTTCTCAGTTACTTAATGCTAGAACTATCAGTCTTAGTGGAGATGTAACTGGATCAGTGTCGTTTAACGGAAGTGCAGACGCAGATATAACAGCAACAGTAGTAAATGATAGCCACACACATGACACCCGATATGTGCAAAAGGCTGGAGATACGATGACAGGTACACTTAATGCTACAACAGTAGACTTTGGTGACTGGACTATAACTGAAAGTGGAGGCTCTCTTTACTTTGCTTACAGTGGAACAAATAAATTCAAACTCGATAGTAGCGGAACATTGTCTGTGACTAATGACGTACAGACTGACCAAACCATAACATAAGCTAATAGTGAGTACACGAAGATGGCAGTAAAAATAAACGGCACTGAGGTAATTGACGACAGTAGAAACGTAGTAAACGTGGGCAATGTCGATGGCAGAGATGTATCTGTCGATGGGGCTAAACTAGATAACGTATCTGCTAATGCAGACGTTACTGCCACAGCTTTACCTACAGCATTAACAGGTTTATCTACTAGTGCATCTCCAGCGTCTAATGACCTTATTGTGTCGTATGATGTTACTGATAGCACTTGGAAAACAGCTACTGTTACAGCTACTGCTCTTCAAGGTCAGAAGGGACAGAAAGGCGAAGTTGGAGCTACTGGATCTCAAGGTATTCAAGGTAATACTGGAGCAACTGGTAGTGCTGGTTCTGCTGGAGCTAAAGGCCAGAAAGGTGAGGTCGGTGTAACTGGTAATACAGGATCGACTGGAGCTAAGGGTCAAAAGGGCGAAGTTGGAGTTACAGGTAATACTGGGTCAACAGGATCGGCTGGTCAAAAAGGACAGAAGGGCGAAGTGGGAGCTACGGGAGCTACAGGTAGTGCTGGATCTAACGGTTCTGCTGGAGCTAAAGGCCAAAAGGGTGAGGTTGGCGAACAAGGTATACAAGGTAATGCTGGTAATACAGGTTCAACTGGTTCCCAAGGTCAAAAAGGCCAAAAGGGAGAAGTTGGTGCATCTGGAGGTACAGGCTCTACTGGACAAAAGGGACAGAAGGGTGAGGTTGGAGCTACAGGTTCTACAGGCTCAACTGGATCAACTGGTAGTACAGGTTCGCAAGGACAAAAGGGACAGAAGGGTGAAGTAGGTAATACTGGCTCAACTGGTTCAACTGGTTCTCAAGGTCAGAAAGGCCAAAAGGGAGAAGTAGGAGCGCAAGGTAATACTGGTAATACTGGTAGTACAGGCGGTACTGGTTCTACTGGACAAAAGGGACAAAAGGGGGAAACGGGTTCTACTGGCGGTACAGGATCTACAGGTTCAGCTGGTCAGAAAGGCCAAAAAGGACAAACTGGATCAACTGGCTCTCAGGGAGCTACAGGCTCTACAGGCTCTACTGGTGGTACTGGATCTACTGGACAAAAGGGTCAAAAGGGTGAAGTAGGGGCTACTGGCCCAGCAGGTAATCCATCAACATCTTATGGAACTGTTGGTTCTTATGCGTTATTAAAAAATACAAACAACCCTGCAAACTGGGGCGTAGGGAATACTGTCGCAGGGTCATCTCTTTATTACGCAAACACTTATCAGTCTGGCGGATCGAGTTGGGGCGGTGGTCAGGTTTCCCCAAGCGGAACTTGGCAAATAATGGGGCATATCGGTAGATACAATGGTACTGTAAATTACAGTGGAAATAGTACATCAGTCTCTGTTTATGTAAGAATCTCTTGAATAAGATTAAAAAATAGGAGGCGGTTATGCCTGACCAAGTAATAATAACAGAAGTGCGTAATGCACAATCCCTAAACGCAGAGAATACTAGATTTGATGTAGAAATTAACCATCCACAATACAGTTGGATACCATACACATTAGACCCTGATGATGCAGATGTGGCTGTAAACAACATCGTATTACTTGAGCTTATTGGTTCAGATTATGAGGCTTATGTTTCGCCTACTCAAGCAGAGCTAGATGCAGAACTAGCGTCAAATCTAAGGGCGCAACGTGACCAAAAGTTGGTAGAAGAAGTAGACCCAATAGTAACTAATCCTCTACGTTGGGCTGAACTTACAGATGCTAAACAAGTAGAGTGGACACAGTATCGAACTGACTTACTTAACCTAACAAATCAAGCTGGTTTCCCTAACACAGTTACGTGGCCTACAAAGCCTAGCTGATGATAATATATCAAATCTCACTTCACGGTTCGGCATACGATGCAAGAGGTAAGACTTGGGAACAGATATACTCTGAGAGCCTCTGTAAGCCCCGTAGAGGCTGGTTAGACCCTATACACAATAGAACTCTACTAAAAGGTGAGTTTGGATGCTCAGTGAGCCATTTAAGGGTATGGGAGAAGGTTGCAAACAGTAACTCTAATGGTATTATACTGGAAGAGGATGCAGTATACGATAGTATAGATACTGATAAGGTAAATAGACTTCTTAATTCCCACGATAGTGTTTGGTTAGGTTACAGATGGAACGACATGGGCTATTGGTATAACTGCCATGCTTATGCAATAACTCCTGATACAGCAAAACTGTTGATACAAGACTTTAAGGATAACATCATCCCTGTTGATGAATGGGTTCCCATGAAGCTAAAAGATGCCAACAACTATTTCTATGAAGAAGAGGTCGTTACTCAAATCCCAAGGTCAACCCGACCAAGTACCATAGAGGAAGAAGATAGTCCGATGATAGACTCTAGTAAGATTAATATAATAACAGTAGCTACAGACGAAACTAAAATGTGGCCTTTAGCACAGTCGTGTGACAGACATCAAATTAATCTAGTTAACCTTGGAAAAGGTGATAGCTGGAAGAGTGAGATGGAAGGATATGATGGCTTAAGAAAGATAGAGCTAGTAAAGAAGTTAGTTAAGGACTTAGCTAAAGATGAGATAGTTCTATTTGTAGATGGTTATGATACTTTTTTCACTGAAGGGTATGAAACAGTAATACAAAGGTTCTTAGACTTCGATGTAGATATATTGTTTGGTGCAGAACAAGAATGTTGGCCTATAACAAACGATCAGTCATATAAGAATAGATGGCCTGATATGCTTACTCCTTATAAGTATTTAAACAGTGGTTTATATATAGGGTATGCTGGGGCATTAAACGACTTTTTTGATTTACCTAGTACAGATGATAATGGTGACGATCAGTTATACTGTCAGTCAAGATACTTATCAAAGTACGAAGACTTCTTTTATACGGTAGCTCTAGACTATGAAGGTTATATATTTCAGAACCACGATACAACTATACGTAAAGTAAATAATCAACTTTGGAATGATAGAACTAATTGTTGTGGATGTATATATCATGGCAATGGAGGTAAGTCAGAGAAAGACTTCTTCTATAAACTAGCTAAAGAGTTTGGGTATGAGAAACTATCCTCTCCTATTACTAGGACAAGTAGAGATTTAGATTACAAAGAAGTAGCACAAGACTTGCTAGTTACAAAACTACTATCCGAAAGTGAGTGTAAGGACTTAATAACTAAGTCTGATGCTCTAGGTGGTTGGGGTAATCTAGAGGGAGACAAGTTTCCAGCACAAGAAATAAGACTTAAGAAGTTAGGTCTTTGGAAAGAGTATGAAGCTCTCTGGAGAGATAGACTATTTAAGATATGTGAGAAACATTGGAAGCCTGTAGAATATATGGGTCTACGTGATGCCTTTACTATGCGTTACTCTATGGATACTCAGAAGTCTTTAGGTCTTCATACAGACGCATCTCTCATAACTGGTAGCGTTAAATTAAACGACAACTATGAGGGTGCTACACTCTATTTCCCACGTCAGGACTTTACGAACCTAGATGTACCCGTCGGAAGTTGTATACTATTCCCTAGTCAAGTTACTCATGGTCATTATGTCGATGAGCTACAGTCTGGGGTTAAATATTCATTAACTATGTGGACATCTAGATACGTGGGTGACGAGAACTAGGAGAAATAAATGTTTGGTACTAGCCCTTTTGCATCCGCTACCTTTGCAGGTATGGGGAGCGAAGAATACGATTTAACAGCTAGTGCCATTACAACTGGTTCTTCAAGTGTACCTGTTGTTACAATGCAAGAAGACGAAACTCTTGGTGCGTTATTTATAACTACAGGAAGTCCAGTATTAGGACAACCTAGTAAGAACTCAGGAAAAACACTTTCTACTGAAGACTTAGATACTAACAATCCTAACCTTGATACTGCACTACTACAAGAAGATGAGACATTTACTGCTACAACTATAAGTACAGGAAACCCAGTCTTAGGTACTGTCAATATCTTACTTAGATACGACCTTACAGCAACTTCAATTTCCACTGGTAGTCCAGACCTAAACACTACTTCTATAAATCAAGGTCAAACTCTAAACTCTAATAACTTAGATGCTGGTTCTGTAGTTGTTGACGACGTAACAATGTCAGAAGAAGAAACACTTTCTGCCATAAATATAATTACTGATACTCCAAATACTGACAGTGCAGATATTACAGAAGGTAATGTACTTTCTACTCCTAACTTAGATACAGGTAACACAGATCTACCTGCAATATCAATGTCAGAAGAAGAAACATTTTCTACTGGGGATATTAGTACAGGTAATCCTGATGTTAGTGTTGCTGTAGTAAATCAAGGTCAAACTCTTAATACTGGAGGTTTAGATACTGGTAATTTAAGTATACCTTCTGCTACTATGCAAGAAGAAGAGACGTTTGTTGCTAGACCTATAATTGTAGATACCCCAGAAACTCCTAGTGTTGCAATACTACAAGAACATATAATACAGGTAGCAAACTTAAATACTGCACCTCCTGTACTTGACCCTGTAGTAATAAATCAAGATCACATAATTTCTACTGGGGACATGAATACTGGTGATGTAAGTGTACCTGATATATCAATGTCAGAAGAAGAGACATTTTCTACTGGAGAGTTAGTATCTGGAGTACCAGATGTAGATGATGCTGTACTACAGTATTTTATAAATCTTTCGTCTCCTAACATTATAACAGGAACACCAGAAGTAGGCAGTACTGTTATAATAGGTGATCATTACTTCTTATTAGGTAATGTTATTACTGGCATCCCAGTCTTAGGTGAACCTTACTATAATCCAGCTTTAGCTAGAGTAGTTAACATAGGCAACCAACGTATAGGTAGTAGAACAGAAATAGCAAACAGTAACTCAGTTAGATTTGACTCAAACAATAAGGTTAAGATAGGCTAATGGCTTTTAGAATTAAAACGAATGATACTAGCCCTAAGTTGGCAGTAACCCTAGAAGACGCAAGTGGTAACGCAATAGACATCACAGGTAACAATGGTGTTAGGTTTCACATGAAAGCGTTTGGAGCAACAACACTTAAGGTAGATGCTCCTATGACAGTTACAAGTGCTTCTGGTGGTATAGTGCAATATCCTTGGGTAGCCTCAGATACTAACACTGCTGGTACTTACTATGGTGAAGTAGAGGTTACATATGCTGATAACACAGTAGAGACATTCCCTAACAATGGTTACTTTACTATTATTATTAAAGAGGACTTAGATTAATGGCTAAAGTAGGTGATAGAGTAAGCTGGTCTTCATCAGGTGGTACAGCAAGAGGTATCATAAGAAGCATACATCGTGACGGTGCAGTACCTAACATACCTGTAAAGATAACAGGCACTAAAGAGGAACCAGCGGCACGTATAGAGCTAGTTGATGATGAAGGCAAACCACGTAATCAGTTTGTTGGTCACAAGATGACTAGCTTAAATAAGTATGCTGAGGTTGTGGACAAAGCAGACAAGCCACTAAACAAACCTTTCAGACTACCAAAAGGGTCTAGTAAGAAGTTTGGTGTATACGTTAAGTCTGGTGACAAGACTGTCAAAGTTACATTCGGCGACCCTAACATGGAAATTCGTCGAGATGACCCGAAAGCTAGAGCTAACTTTAGAAGCCGACATTCATGTAGTACGGCTAAAGATAAAACCTCAGCAAGATATTGGTCTTGTAGAATGTGGAGTGGTAGCACAGTGGGAAGTATGACTAAAGATATTACAGGTCAAATATTAAAGACCGATGAAGAACAACGCATGGTCTATGGCTGGGCTTCTGTAGTAACCGAAAAAGGTGAACCAGTAGTCGATAGACAAGGTGATGTAATTAAACCTGACACGTTAGTAAGTGCTGTAAATAAGTTTATGGAGCATGTACGTGTAGGTAAAGAAATGCACAAGGGTGAGCAGATTGGGGCCGTTATCCATTCTATGCCTATCACTAAAGAGATTGGTGATTCCCTTGGCATCCAGAGTGACCGAGAAGGTTGGATAGTAGCGTTTAAAGTATATAACGATGATGTCTGGGCTAAGGTAAAATCTGGTGAACTAGCCGCCTTTAGCATTGGTGGCAGAGCAACAAAGGAAGACTATAATGGCTAACCTTTTAACCATGCTTGAATTGGACGAATTGTCTTTGGTAGATCGTCCTGCCAATGCGGAGGCAATGGTATCTTTATTTAAGCGCGACAACTTCGACG